ACCACCCACCGTCGTCGGGCCAGATAACGACCCGGTGCCCGAGATACGTCGCGGGAGATCGGTCAATAAATCGAACGAGTTGTTCGTGGTCTCGCCGTCGTTGGCTTCGAACTCGTCGTTATCGGGGACGATCCAATTACAGACCCAGTTGACACGAGGGCTGACGAGGATGACTTCGACCTCGCCCTTTGGGCGCGGGATGAACGAGTTCGGGAGGTAGAATGCCTCGCGAAAGTCGTCGGCCTGTTGGCCGTTGTACTCCAACGAAATGGTCGGCCGATAGCCGGTCGGCGTCGAGTTCGGGCCGTAGACCTGGTTATCGTCCTCCCGTGTCGTTTCGGAATTCGTCGAGAACTTCCACGAACTGAAGTGATAGGTATCGTCGTCGTTCACGCGGACGACGGTATTGTTGAGGCTGATGCTCTTCGGCGTGGTTTCGGCTGCGGACATGGTGAATTAGGTTCGTATTCGAGCGGAAAACGGGCAGTCGGTTTCGAGGCGGTGCGTTGGGTCGGTGGTCGTGGCTGGAGTTCTGTTGACATCTTCCTGGGTTTGGAGACCCAGGAATGCGCTCTGCATCTCTTTCAGAGAAGGAACTAGCCCTGGATAGTGATCGACTCCGAAGCGACCTGCGCGTCGGCGTTCTCGCCGATCACGGCGGCCGTCGAGACGATTACGTCGTTGTGAACGGACGTGACCGTCGATGTCGGGGCGATCCCTGTGCCGACGACCACGTTGCCAGGTGTGACCTGTTCGAACGTGATGAAGAAGGCCTCCTGCTGTTCTTCCTCGCCAGCGGCCGTCGGATCGGTGTCCTGTTGACCCGTGCCCGACCCGCCGGCAGCGGCCCCGGAAACCGTCTGCTGCATGACGCGAGCGTCGACATAGTCGAGCCAGCGACTCCGGAGTCTCGTCTCGGTCGGTTCTTGGAAGCCCTCGAACGCCAACTCGCCGAGGAGATCGCTGCCGGCGCGGTGGACGTCGCCGATCCAGCGGTCGATAACGCGCTGGAACTGATACGAGTCATCGTAGGGCGGGTTCTGCTTCGTCGATGTCTGCCCGGCGATGACGAGGTTCCGCCCGCCGGCACCGGTTCGGCGGTCGTCGAGTGGCATGACGCCTTGGTTGCGGAGATAATCGACTCCATCGGCGCGAAGGGACTGTGCCAGGCGACCGTACCCGACGAGTTCATCGCCAAACACCGGGTTGTTGAGCGCGTTGCCCGCCATCCGACCGGCGAGGCCGGCGAGTGCCGTTCGGTACGGGGTGTAGCCCGACGAATCGGCCGCAAAGGAGAGGGCGTCCGGGCCAGCGATGAACATCCCTCGACGGTCGACCTGATGGGAGTAGGGGCCCGGGGCTGTGGCCGTCTCGTCCACGACGAGATCGGGCAATCCGTTGACCGTCCGGTTGGGTTCGGCGGCTATCAGGCCCTTCGCGCCGCGTGCCTCCGAGCGCATCCGGTCGAGTACCCCCGTCGGCACGTCGCTACTCCCGCTGCCTGCGAGGAGGCTTGTAACTCCTTCAGCAGCGTCCATGACCGCGATGAGCCCTTCTTCGCCTTCGGGGATCGAGTCTATCAGCGTCGAATTGGACTGTGAGAGAGCCCCTTCGTAGTCGTGGTAGTCGTAGGCGACCTCGACTGGTGCGGTAAGTGACGCCGATTGCGCGACCTGCCCGCGCTTCGGGTTGATCGCGACATCGTGGGCGTCCGTGCTCTCCGGTATTGCTGGTTCGTGCTCGTAAACGATCTTGTGTACGACCTCGGTGCTATCAAGACCCTCAGTGACGGTAATCGGGTGATCAGGTCCGGTGAGGATCGGGTACTCCTGCAGCGACCCGGCGTTACTGGCCGGTGTGTCGGCCTGGACGGATAGTACTGCAGGAGCCATCGCCTTGACCGTCGATGGTACCTCTGGCTGTCGGAGCGCTTCCTTGACGTAGACCGAAAGCAGCGATCCCTGTCCGAAGAAGGCCCCGGCCTTACGCGTCGCCGACGGCGTCGTGATATCGTAGACCGTGTTCGGGTCGGCCTTGGTCGTTCCGTCGGTCGTGCCGCTGCCGATAAGAACGAGGGTTGTCGGCTCGCCCACGTCGTTCGATCGGGGATTGCCGCCCGATACTGTCGTCGTTACATCTCGCGTTCCGTAGTCGAATGCCATTTGAGGATTGTTTCTGTCCGCGTGTAGTTATCGGATTGTTGCGAATCGTTACTCGCGCCCTGCGCCGCACAGCTACCCGTTCATTCCACCGCATCATCCGGGGAGATCGATGGGTGGCGGGCGACGATCGTGCCAGGAAACGAACCACCCTCTGCGAGCGGTGGATCGGCTTCCCACTCGTCTAAGCCAGGGGTATCGACGCTCTCGATGAACGGCACCGGGCCGTCGCGTTCGACCGTATCGACGAGCCGGTACCAGTCGAGCGTGACGCGTTGGTCCCAGGTGAGGAGATCGGCGTCTGACCCGTCCGAAGTGCGATCGCGAGCGCGCCCCTTGTTGAGTTCTTCGAGGACGAACAGACTCTCGCCGTTGGACGCGCCCTCGATAATGTCCGGATCGTCCGGCTCTCTCGGGTCGGGCAGCGGTGATGTCACCGGCCCGTCGTTCGGGTTGTAGTGCGACAGTGCGTCGTCGACGATCCGACCGAGTGTCCGAACGGTCGGGTACCGGAACGTCCGCGTCTCGGTTGAGCCGTCCTCTAGTAAGATGTCCCGGGTGTAGGTGTAGCCAGCTTTTCCGGCCGGCATATGGACCGACAGTTCGATCTCAGTTTCCCAGTAATACTGGTGGATCTCGCCCGCCGGCACCTGTTCGGTAGTTACTGTCCCATCAGGGTTCTCGACCGTTCGGTCGCGAAACGAGGTTCGAAGGCGGGTACTCGACTGCTCGCGTTCGGTGTCCTCGTCGTGGCTGCGGATCTCGGCTTCCATGTACGGCCCGCCGGACTGATGGGCCGACGTCCGCCCGGCCTCGATTCGGTCGTGGATCGTAACGGGGCGGTGTTCGCGGTCGAAAAAGCGACCGATACCGTCACAGAGACCCTGGATTACGACGTCAACGTTTAGTTTCACAAGAAGTTCCTTTGTCGCTCCCCTTAGCCGAAGACATCGCGTTTCGTCTCGTCGAACACGTCAAGAAGCCGGTCTCGAAGCCCTTTGGCGACGTCGCGGATCGCCGGGTCGAGAAACGGTTGGGGGTCGTTCCCCGGGTGCCGGACTTCGACCGTCGTGACCCACGACCCGTTGACCTTGAAGCGGAGGTAATCGGCTTGTTTCGCCCGAATCGTATGGGGGGCAGCGCCGTACTCTTGCGGTCTGGCCGCAGGATGATCCACGACGACGCGGTATCGGAGGAGACCGTCGCGAAAGGAGTCGACCGACTCGTGGAGTTTTGTGTACCCATCGGGACGGTGGTAGTCCTCATCGGATTCGTCGGCCCGGGGGGCGTACTCCTCTGTGAGTCGGTGCAATTCTTCGTTCGCGTCGGCGAGCGCCTCGTCAAACCGCTCGCGGAGTAGTGTCGAGAACTCCTCGAAGCGATCGGCGATCCGTTCGGCTTCGTCAATGAGGTCGCCGATCGAATCGGCACCGAAGTCGTTTCGGGGCATTACCCGTCCGTCCCCTTTTCGTTGTCTTCATCATCTTCGCTTTTCTCGCGTTCTCTTTCTTCCTCACCTTCCTCTATTTTCGTCGTAGCACCATCCGGCACACTCGCCAACAAGTCGTCGGCGAGGTTGCCACCGACGCCGTCGATCGACTCTAATTCGGCCCGCGAGGCAGCCCACACGTCGCCGGGGGTGGTGTATCCAGCCTCGCAGAACACCTTCGCTCGGGCCGGCCCGATACCGGAAAGGTCAGTGAGTTCTGACGAGTGGTGTAGTTCGCGATCTGCTTCTGTCTCGTCGGGAGTTTCGTCCAGTGAGTCTTGCGACGAGCCTTGATCGGCTGGCAACTCGTCTAGCCCGTCTAGTTCGTCTAGTTCGGCGAGATCAGGCTCTTCGCCATCGTTCTCGTCGTGGTCGGGCATCTCATCGAAGGCTTCGGTGCTGCTGGCCCTCGCAGCGCCTGGGTCGCCCGGCGTTGCGTTGTCTAGGTCGGGGTCTTGATGATGGTCTTGTTTGTTCTCGTCCTCTTGTCCGGCCTCGTGCTCGCTCCACGCACCGGATGCTAAGAACAACTCTTCGTGATCCGTAGGGACGCTGTAAGTCCCCGACTGCACGTAAACCGCCGTGCCCGCGCCGCGATAGGCGTCGTGGTTCCGCGCCCATGACGCCTCGAACGGTTCGCCATCGTTTCTGGCGCGGTCAAAGGAGAGTTTTGTTAGTTCCATTTTTCTCACAGTAGGTCCATCCGTACGGATGACGCTCCGTCGTTCGATCCATCGTCAGGCCCACCGCTTTCGTCGCCCGCGGCGGTGTTGATGTCGGCGCAAACCTCGTCGAACTCCTCCTTGAAGTCGTCGGCGTACGCACGAATGTCGCTCGCTTCGGCGTCGAGAGAACCTCTCCGGGCGCTCGCGACGTGAGCGAGGTCGTGATACAGGAGGTATGAGGCGTAGAGGTTTGCCGCGAAGTGGTGACTCCGTTCGATGTTTACGATCGGGTGGCCGTCGTTGGTTCGTGCTTCGAGTCGTGACGCGGCGTCCTCTAGGTACCCTCGTTTCGTGGAGTCAGAGACGCTCGTGTCAGTCGGGATATCGTACGATCCATCGCCATCCTGTGTTGGTGGGGCGTCCGCTGCGGCGGGGCCGTGGTGTGGGACGCTGTCGACGTCTCCGTATCGAGGAGTAGGCTCAACAGCCGCTTCAACCACCACCGACATGTCGGCCTGTGTGTCCTGTGGCGGGTCAAGGGTGTCGTCGTCGTTGGTCATCTTAATTCAAGCAGGAAATCCCGGCCTCTAGGCCGAGGGAGGGAATGCGACACGGTAGTGACCAGCCGCTAATCGTTTTCACTGTCGGCGTCAGCAGAGTCTGCGTTTCGGGCGTTCTCGATCACTTCGAGTGCACCCTCGCGACTCTTGTCGTTCTCTTCGGCGTCAGCAAGGGACCGGAGTTCGGCGTCCGAGTAGTCGTGTCCATCGAGGTGGGATTCTAGTTCGTCAATGGTGACCTCGCCCGGATCGATCGACTCCTGCGGGTTCGCTGTCGTCAGCAGATCGTCAGCGCCTACGTTCTCGTCGGCGTCCTCGTCGGAAGCGTCAACATCCGATTCTGAATTACCGCCACCGCCACTGTCGCTACTACTGTCGGAAGAGGCTACGCTACCATCGGCCCGCGATTCCGAATTGAACAGGCCACTTCCGACGAGGTAGTCGTGTTCGGCCTCCGAGAGACCATCGATAATCGGCTCCGATCGGGTTGCACTTACACCGCCCAGTCGGCGGTAGACCGGTGGCCCGTCGTCGCGGAGCCGGACGGAGTGTGTGTTGTCAGATCCGCTGCTGGAACTATCGGCCATCTATCTACGCCACCGGGGGTTCGATGTTGTCTACGTAGACACCCGCCTCGTAGTCGCGGAACTGGAAGTCGTCCCACGAGTAGAGCGCGTACTTCGAGTGGAGGCGTTTGTCCTGGATCTCGTCGGAGTTCTGTAGCACGTTGAGTTCCATCTCGCCGTAGACCGCGTACACGAGGTTCGTCGGATCGGTGAACAGCATCGTGTCGTCGGGCATGTGCGGCGTCGCCATCGTGTCGAAACCGAACGGGTTGAGCGACTCATCGCCCGAGAGAAACATGTACGCCGCGTCGCTCTCGACGCCCGAGAGCTGGTACATGTAGTGTGAGAGTTGGTCCGAACTCATCATGAACACAGGGTTCTGGCGCTCGCGGAAGCGGTTGTCGAGCGTCAGGCGGACCTCGTGAAAGAGGTCAGTCGAAAGCGGCTGAGGCGTGGGATTGGCCGTCGCATCGTCGGTGGTGTCCTCCGAGTTGTCGACGTACGGGAAGGGAGGGTTGTTCGCGTCGCCATCGCGAGCGAGTGCGATCCAACCATCGTTCTGGTTGAAGTACGGATCGTCAGCCGTTCCGACCGCGTCCGAGTCGGCGCGAATGCCGATCTCTTCAGTGTCGGCCGCGTACTGCTCTTCGAGCATGTTCAGCGCGATGTCGACGATCTCTTCTTTCTGTGGGTTGAGGTCGATGACCTGCTGCGGGAGGTCCATACCCGTTGCGGCCTCTTCACAGTCGATCTGGACCATGCGGTTGCCGACCGTGGTCCGCTCGACGGACTGGCCCTCGCCGTAGGGGCGACGGACGCGGTCTGTGATATCGAGAATCGGGTAGCGACCCTTGACCTCAGGGACACGCGCCACCGTGATCGCGTCGAGAAGGGGCGTCGCCTGGCGAAAGCCCGTGTAGAAGTCATCGAAAATGACCTCGGGCATGATCCCGCCAGGAGTGATGTCCGTCGTCGTGACCGATTCTTTGAGGGCGCTTTCGACCTCTTTGATCGTCGGGCCGCCGCTGCGGACTGCTGCGTCGTTGCTCGTACTGGTTGCGATACCGTCCGTGGTGGTGTTCGTACTCATTGGAGAGGTTGAAGTTGGTTTTTCGGGGTAGACGATTCAGCCAGGACAGTTAGTCGCTCAGACCGAGATACTTCGCTTTCATCTCGGTTTTGCTGTCGGCTTCAGTTGTGTCGGCCGTTTCCTCCGCGCCGGCCGTCGATCGATCCTGCTGGCTGCCGAGTCCGTCGGCCTTGCCGATCTGCTCGACCATCTCGGCGGTCTGCGAGAGGGCCTGTTGGTTCTCTTCGACGCTGTCGGCGATCTGCCCGACGCGGTCGGCGATGTCGCCGACTGTCGGCTCGTCGTCTTCACCTTCATCTTCGTCGGAAGTGGCCTGTTCGTCGATCTTCGTTTCGATCGATTCGAGTCGGTCTTCGACGGTTGGGCCGTCGTCTTCTTCGGTGTCCTTGTCGGCGGCTTCGGCCGACCGTTCGGCCATCGCGTCAGCGAGGTTTCCGGGGAGGTCGTCCACGGCTTCGGCGAGGTCGTCGTTCGATGCTTCGAGTCGGTCGAAACGGGTTTCGAGATCGTTTTCGTTCATCTGTAGGATGTCGCTTTTCGAGGTCGTACTGCGGTTCGTCGGGTCGTAGGGGTCGATGCTGCGCTCGGTGTCAGTGCCAGTGCCAGTGTCGAGAAGTGCTGTCAGTCCATCGTAATCATACTCCGGATCGGTGGCGAAGCGCATTCGGCCACCATCCGCGTCGGCGTCGCCGAGTGCGTCTAAGATGTTGTCGTGAGCGGCGTACAGTCGGTGGCGGTTCTGCCGATTCAGCGTCTTTCCGGCGCGTTCGGTATGCTCGCCAGATTCGCCGTCCGTGCCAGAGTCGACTGTCGCGGTTCGAAGGCCCCCGACCGATCGGGGACTAGCCTTCGTTGCCCGCTCGCCAGCGCCACGGTCGAACAGCCGGCCGAGAAAGCCCTTTTCCTCGACAGCGTCGTCGCCCATCGCCCGCTGGATGTACGACGCGGCGTCTTCGGCGTCCGTCGGCGAGTGGCCACGGCTCTCGAAGAAGGAAACGCCAGAGTCGAACGATTCAGTGAGGGCGGCGGCGGCTTTGGCAAGTGCATAGGAAGGTTGTTCGGCACGGGTCGCGGTGAACCCGGTAGCCGCGTCGGTATCAGTATCACCATCAGTATCAGTCCCAGTCTCGATCCCAGCCTCGGGACCGGTACCAGTGGTTTTGTGCGCGACGTGTTGGGCGCGCGGGACGGCGGGTTGATCGACGAGCGAGCACTCGTGGACAGACCCCGCAGTGACCTCACCCGTTTCCTCGTCGTCGATCGAGAGGTCTGCGCTTTCGAGACGGGTCTCCACGGCGTCGGGAACTCGGACATCGTCTGGAAGTTCGCCCGGATCGTACTCTTCGTGGCCCGTGACCCACATACCGATCGAGAAGCCACCGAACACGCCGCGCTCGACGAGACCCCATAGTTGATCGTCGTGGATCTTGAAGCCCATCAGCCACGTTCCGGCTGGATAGGTCCGGGACATCGGCCCGATACCAACGTCTTGGGCACGGTCGAGAACGTTGAACTGGGTGATGGAGATATGTTCGCCAGGGAACACCGCGTGCATGACGCCAGGGACACCGGCACGGTCGAGTCCGCTTGGAATCTCACCCGCCGGTTCGGCGTCGGGATCGGCGAGTGCCGTGGCGAAGTCCTCCGACAGTGTATGGATCGTGGATTCGCGGAAGAAATCGCCGTGGTGATCCAGTTCATCGGGGACTAGGACAGCACCGTAGACGATTCGTCGTTTCGGGTCGGCCGCCGAGAAGCGTGTGACCTTTTCGCGGTGTTGATAGCCCGCGGCTTCCATCGCCACCCACGTCGATACAGGCCACTCGTCTCTGTGTGTAGCAGAGAGTGTATCGGGTTTGTGGGCGACCATCGTTTCGGTGCTCGACCATTCGCCAGCCTCACCATCGAAGTCGTACACTTCGATACGTGCGGCCGGGGCTCCGACTACTTGGTCGCCGTCGATAGCGCTGGCGTACGCGCCCTCCGAAATCGTGTCGACGACCTTGCCGTAGGCCTGGTCGCCCGACGTATTCCACGTGACCAAAGTGTCTTGGGCGAGGTCGTCAACGTCTGCCTTTTGTTTAGTAGTGGGCCCGGGTGACGATTCGACCCCGGGGACATTCTCTTCCACATCGTCGTCCGGTGTCGTATCGCCGCCGTCCGACTCGGACATCTCAGTAGTGTTTTGGTCGGTCATAGTCAGATTGTAAGGAAGCAGCGGCAACCGAGTCGCTCGCGTGGGGGTAAGCGCCAGTCGCCAGGGTATCGCGCCGGACTTTGTGAGGGGCCGACGACGAACGGCTCGCCGAGCGGGACGCGAACACCCTCCATTGCCCGGTGGCTCACGCGGACCCGCGAATCCAGCTGCGTCCCCCACCGTTTCGAGTCGTTTGAGGAATCCTGAAACGCCGAGAGTTGCCCCCGGCCGATCCCCATCGATAGCTCCGCGTCGGCGATCCGTTCGGCTTCGTAGGAACCAGCCGATGGGAGTTTGAACCGAAGTCGATCGGCAATTTCTTCACGACTCATCCCAGCGTCGTTCGCGTCGACGATCGAACCCGCAATGTCGTCAGCCATCCGTCCCTTGACGAGATTCCAGTCTCTTCGGGCACCCCGATCTAAGTCGCGGCGGGTCGCGTCGAACGGGTCGCGTTCGGGGAGCGGGCCGCCGTCGGTGCGTGAGAATGTCGGTTCGGTATCGAGATCGAACCGGCGAACCGTCGTCTCACGGCCGCGCTCTGCTCCCCCGTAGGCCGTCTCACGGAAAGCATCGGCAATAGCGTCGTCGTAGCGGCTGAAACGGAGTGAGATGGCTCGCCGAACCAGGGCGAGTGAGGAGAGCGAGATGGCAACAGCGCCGGTGCCCGCGACCGCAGCGAGGATTGCCTCGTGGGCGGCCGTCAGTTGCTCGTGGATTGCCGCCGCCTGTTGCTCGCGGACATCGCGTTCGTCTGGTGGACGATTGCGTTCGGTAGTGTGGCCGCCTGTCGGGTGATGTTGGCAGGACATCGGCACGGACGAGGCTAGAACCGCCCTCTCCAGCGCTCTGTCATCAAGACTTCGTCTTTCATGGCGGCACACCACCGCTTTGGTGAGCGGATCTCGCCCTGCATATCGGCGACACACGAGGTGAACGACATCCCGAGCGAGCGCCAGGCTTTCAGGACCGATAGGCGCGTCCAGCCATTGGGGAGTGAAGAGAACCCTACTTCAGGATCGTCAACTCCTGGAAGGTTGAGTTTGTGTATAACTGCTTTTGCAGTGTCCCACTCGGCAGGATCTGACGGATCTTCCACGGCGTCGTAAAGCTTTGCCGTCTCGCCGTCTTCGGCAAGAGCGCCCGGATCGCCGCCTGTCGCGTCCGAGAGGAAGTCGTCAGTTTCAGCGAGTTCCGATTCGTTGAATAGTTCCGACCCGCCAGTGGCTCGGACGACGAGATAAAGCGGGTCGTCCGTGTCGGTTTCGACGTCTTCGGAGTCTTCCTCGCCGACAGGCCACGAAACGGTGCCGGATGTCCACACTTCCACGACCATCCCCTGTTGGCCGTCGCGGTATTCGACCGTATCGCCGGCTTCGTAGGCCGCGTGCTTCGAGGATTTTGCCGCTTCGAGTGGTCGACTAGCGTCCTGATGAGCGTTGTCGACCCCGTCACCGAACAGCGAGTAATCTGGGTTCGGATCTGCGGCTGTCGTTGCTCGCATCGCGGTCGCGGGCTCCGATGCAGCAGGACCAGGGGTGGCCGGCAGTTGCTCTGGCGTTTCGGTGGTGGTGGGCGAGTCGTCTGCCGGAGTAGAGCCGCCGCCCCCGCCGCCAGCCATGCGCTGTTGGATCTTGAACATGGACATCTCGCCGAGCGAGGTGGGTTCGTCGTCCTCGTCCGTCTCGGGTTCGAGACCGATGCTCTCTCGGACTTCATTAAACGTCATCGCGAACTGCCCGCCCGCGTTCCATTTCGTTTGGGCCACCTCGGCCTGGCGTTTATCGTTCTGCGCTAAGTTATGATGAAAGTCGAGCGTGACGCCCGGCGCGCCCAAGACGCGAACGTGAAACGCCCGGTAGATGAGTTCCGCAAACCGTTCCTGAAGCGGTTCGATCGTTTCGCGGGCGTAGTTTTGGAGTTGGGCCCACTGATTCGAGTAGTTGTTATCTGTCGGGTTGTAGATCGCTGGCGGACAGCCGTGCGACGCGCCGATATCCTTCTCGTTCGCTTCACGGAAGTTCCCCCACGAGTGATCCTCTTCGACGCCGACGGTGAGTGGTTCGATCCGGACTGAGACATCCTCGCCTTCGACGATCCGCTCGGCTTCTATGAGGATGCCCCGACCGGTGTTCTCCTCCTCAGAGAGGTCGCGGAGTTTCTCTCTGAGTTCGTCGTAGGCCCGGTCCGTGAGTTTTCCGCCTTCGACAGCGACGATGAAGCGCGGGACACCGTCGTTTTCGAGGAGGCGAGCGTTGTATCTCTTCGCCGCCCCGTCTGCGACGATCGTCGGAGCCTGAGAAATCCAGTCGGGTAACCCATAGTTCGGTGAGATCGACGAGTAGTTCTGGATGAACAGGAGTTCGTTGGCGGCCGTCCCGGCACCCTCTCGTGTCTCGTGTTTCTCGCCCGTCCATCGGTCGACGAAATAGGACTCGTCGGATCGATCGTCCTCGTCGACATGCTTGTTAGGCCGCGCCCCCAGTGGAGCGTAGAACTCCTTGATCCGGCCGATCGAATCGAGAGCAACGAATCCAGGGCCGGCGTCGTCAGTGCGTCGGCGAATGTTCTGTGCCGGGACGTGAGCAGCTCCCACTGGTTCGCCCTGGCGGTTGTACCAAAACTCGATCGCGCCGTAGCCGATTGACTCGACGTCTTCGAGTGCGGCTTCGAGGATATCGTCGGGGGCGACCTGCTGGTCGTTCGGGCCGAGTTGGAAGACGGTGTCGCGTCCGAACCAGAAGTCGCGGGTTTGTTCCTCGCCCTCAGGTGCCTCATCGTCACCGTCACCGTCACCGGCGTCGTCGGTTCGGCCGTGGCTTGCGTGCGGGACGACGTCGAACCCCGACCCCCCTGTGCTCGACGCTTTCGAGGAAACACAACGGTCGTGGGTGCCGTTTTTCTGACGGAAGGTCGCTAGCGACGAGGGGTCGTATGGGGGACGGATGTACCCCCGCACCGACTGGGTGAGTGTCGGGACCGTTGTATGGGTCCGGTCGGGGTTCTCCGCGTCGTCGGTTTGCTGGCTGCCGGGGCCAGAGTCAGAATCAGCGAGTTTGAGTGAGATCCGGTCGAGTCGCCCCTCGCGATACGCGTCGGCTATCTTGCCGTCGAGTTCGACTGTCGTTCCCGCGACGGCTTCGGTTTCGAGGCCGCGTAGTCCTGACCCCCTCGTTCCGTCGTGGCTGCCGATCTCTTCCCAGACGAAGTCCCGATCGCCAGCCTGGGTGCCCTGGCGCTCACCGACGACGAAGACCTGTTCTTCGGTAGGTCGGTCCAGGTG